TTAATTCACCGAGAGATTGCTGTTGCGCCCGATTAACTTCAGACTTCAGATTGTTATCGAGCGAGATCATAAAGGATCTGTTCTGCTCATAGGTATAACCAGGCAGAGGGTTCTTTTCATATTCCTCTAGCAATAGCTGCTTTGCGCCAATGCTATCGGCATTGTCATACAGATATAAGCGGTTTTGCCTAACAGCTTGCTTGAGCGTTGCGTCAACAACCTTACGAGCATTTTCTTCTTTTACGCCAAGCTCCAACTGATCCGCTAAGAGCTTAGATCCAGCAGCCTCGATGCTTTCTCTCGTTGCGCCTGGTTGTGTTGCGCTATCAAGTATTTCCTGAGAGCCAATAGAAACGATCTGAGTTACGCGCTCTTTTGCAGCAGCTTCAGCTTTTCTAAATGAGATATCGGAATAGCGACCTTGATAGGTCATTGCGCTATCACCTAGACGAGCAGACAGCACACCGGCAGCAACCGGATCAACCGCTTGCAGAGAAGCCGCATATCCATCTTGAATATCTGCCATAGATGCTTGGAATGCAGGCATAGACATATTGTTTTTATCAGCATCACGAACAAGGTTCTGCATGTCCTGCTTTGCTAAGCTCTCGATCTCAACAACAGCAATTCGATTAGCAGCATCAGATGCAGCACGTTCTGCTATTGTAGTAGGACCACCGGCCTCACGCAGAGCCTCCAGAGTAGGCAAAGCACCTTCTTCGCGCACACGCTCTTGCCCACGAAGCTCCGCTGCTTGAGCGGCCTGTTTGAAGGCAAAGTCTGACATACGATCTACTTGCTGAGAAATAGTCTGGCCGAGCCTTGCCTGCTCACGCGTAGCCGCAAAGTCCATCTGTTGTGGCTGTCTGGTTTGTAAACCAATGCGCTGATATCTTGGAAGGATAGCCATGTCTTAACCTATGCTAATTGTCCGTATCTGTATGCACCCTGTCCGAGTGTACCGGCAGCGTCAACGAAAGAGCTTAACTGTGCAGCTTGACCCGCTTGCTTGTAAATGCCAGCCTGTGTGCTTGCTTGGCCGAGAGCCATAACCGCATTGTCAGCAGCAACATTAAACTCTCTTACGCCCTCACCCATTGCGAAGCCTTGCAACGTTGCGGCAGATCCAGATGTGGGATCAATGCCACCTGCAGCGCCGCGAGAGATAATTGCAGCAAGCGTTTCGTTTAGATTGCGTAGAGCATCGGCACCCTTTTGCTTATATGCAATGGCTTCAGATCTGCCGCGAAGCTCTGCCTGTCTTGCTTGCGCCTCATATTGTCTGCGCTGGGCAGCACCCGCTGCCATTTGGCCAAGACCAGAAACCGCAGCAGAGGCAAGCTGAAAGCCACCGCTGGCCGCTAATCCTGTTGCTGCTGTTGCTAATGGAGCTAAAACAGCCATATCAATTCCCCACACTTAAACGATATTCAAGACCCAGAACGGTCATGGCCAATGGCACAGATTGGCTTATCGTTATTTGTCCAGTGCCAGTATATCCCAGCAAGCCGTGAGCAGTCTTAGTGCCGGTAAACGGTTGCACCGCTGTATCGAGCACATCCTCGCCAAAGTTCCTAAAGGAAACTTGCTTGCCATTGATAGTCATATCTTGCGTATCATTGATAATAGCATCAACTTGTATGATCCGCTTCTTAAATCCTTGCACCGAGCCAGAAGATAGCACCGGCTCCGCTGGCATTGTCCGAGCCGTTACAGTGTAGTCTAAGCCCACCTGATAGCTGGTTGTTGCTGGTGATGCGAAGGTAATCGTGTAAGGCGATGCTGGCACAACCTGAGTAGGCTCCACAACCCCATCACGAATGATTGATACAGTCTCGCCCTCTAGCTGGTTCATGTTTACTGAGGCAGCAGCACCGCCGCTCTTAGCGCTATCCAGCGTTAAATCTGTACTGAACTTCTCCAGCATGTAGTTCGCAGTGCCATTGATAGTACGCTTTACGATCACATAAACGTCAGCGATCTCAACGCCAACCGCAATAAACTCACCGTCAGTTGTAAACCGACTAGGCGCAATCACGTTCTGACCAACCAGAATAGAGTACACCGCCATCGATCCATCTGTGGCATTTACCACAAACAAACGATCTGACTCATCTGTTGACGCCGCTCGACGCGCAGCCATATCAGTTGGATCTTTTAGCAAGTGGGAGCTGAGAGCAGAGATGTTCTGGATCTGGTATGATGCAGTCGTATCACCAAACTGAAACGCATTGATAGACTTACCCTGGCGCTGAATAAACACAGACGCACCGTTAAGATCTTCAATCGGAATGCCAGCCTTTGCACCCAGCCGCGTTTGTGGCCGCACAAAGAACGATGCCGGTGTAATAGGATTATCACCAGTCTGGAGAACAACGAACTCACCGCCGGTTGTAAAGATGCGGAAGTCATTTCCTGAGAACAGATTAACAATCGTGTTAAGCTGATTAGTGTTGATCGTTGCCTCTACCGCCTCATCATCGAGGCCAGTGCCAGGATTAAAGTCAAAGTAGTTTATAACGCCAGAACCCCATACGGTATTGGGCCGCGACTTAGATCCACCGAAGTATAACCGGCCCTCATGAAATGCAGCAGACTTTGGCCACCCGCGAGTGTTTGACCATACATCCTCATAGCCATGCTCGCTTTCCCAATTACCGGCAGTAATATCACTGGTGTCAAAGAAGTTGACCTCAACAACAGCCTTCATTTCTGTAGCAGAAACAAACTCTACATATCGAGCGCGACCAAAGGTGCTGAGAACCTGAGCATATTCACCAACAGCAGCAGGGGCAAATGCCTCTACTTTGTAATGGGTTGTAGCATCTGGAGCCGTATCCCATGCGGGATAAACCGTAAGAACCTTTGTGGAAGCAACATAGTCCTCAACATGGCGCGTTTGGCCAGAACCAGTGCCAGATGTTAAGGTTATGAACATTCCATTAGGCTCATCATCGACGGTATATGATGTTGCCGCTTTGAGCGTAATTGTATCTGCGCCACCCGCCTGTGCCGTGCCGTTGTCAGTCGTTACGGCAGATGCAGTAATCGTAATATTGCCGGTTGATGCGCTGGGCGTAATCGTAAAGTTTGGCTGGTGAGTATCAAACGCATAAGGATATTGCGGCAGATTAGTTAGCGGCAAGTTCTCCAGCGTCCAAGATGTATCGCTGTTTCTCACCAGGCGTTTGGTTTGCAGATCTTCATGGCAGAGAATGAGCGTATCAACCGCTTGCGTGTAATTGATCTCATCGAGCATGGCAGTCGTTATATCTGTCGCAGTGATATAATCATTGCCAGAGCCGTTTATGTTTGTTTGCAGCACACCAGACTTAAATACATAGATGCGCTGATTAACGAGAACCAAAAAGTAGCTATCGGTTACGCTGTACTCAAAAGGAATAACCTTAAAGTCTGTGAACGTAGATCCAAAGTTATAAACAAACTCTAGTCCATCACGGCGTCTAAAGCCACCTTGAGGTTGAACGACTACATTCGTCGCTTCTTCCAAAGCATTCTGATATTGCTGTAGATCAGTGCGAGCGCGAATAAGCGGATCAAGCTCGCCAACCGAGAAATTGGTTTGGAACTGGATGATCCGCATTTTAGTATCTCACATCAATAAGTGAATAATCCTCGATGACTTGCGGCGGCTTGCCACGACTATCAACATTCATTGCTTCGCGCATCAGACCACCACGGCCACTATCAGCCGGTGTTCCGTATGTTAGAGCGCGGAAATAATCTGCCTTGGATATTTGATCGGTAATCACAAAGGCAAGCTCAGAGGCCAGTGCAGTACGAAGCAAGCGCACAAAGTAATTAGGCATTTTGCTTTCTGCTACCGAGCCTTGGTAATCAATAAAGACTTGCTCAAAGTTGGTGTAGATCTGATCGCCATAGATCTCCCACCCATACCGGATTGGAAGCTGGCCAAGACCTGAGCTTTGGAATAGCGCTATAACGCCTGAGAGCATATCGCCAGGAAGCTGATAAGCATACTTCCATTCATCTACCGGCGTGAAAGATAAGCGACCAAGCTGCTCTTTCTTTACGCTCCAGCTCCAAAGATAGTTTGATAAGAGTGTATCGCGTACATCTGGATATAGTCTGTCGCAAGCCTGTGCTGCATCAGATCCCTCTGTAAACGAAGAAATGGGCGCTGCGCCCAACAGGATAAGAGCATCCGAGCAGATTGAAAGTGAGGTATCACCAGCGGCCATATTGCCCTCCTGTTAGTGGGGAAGGGGGGCCGAAGCCCCCCAACCTTATACTAGAACTGCCGTTGTGATAACGCCAGCAGTGTTGGTTGCAATGAGGATCTGGCCCCCATCGCTTCCATATGTGTAGATCATATCACCAGTAGTGATTAGCCCTTCTACTGTGTCGAAGTAACCAGAACCGGCAATAGCCGCCTGGTTATCAACAGAAGAAGAATAGCTATACATTGCTGGAGAGCTGCCGCTCTTTGATGCAGCAACGGTTGACCAGTTTGCAGATGCGAATGCCATTGTCTACTCTCCTTATGCTTCAGTACAAGCGATTTTGACAATGCCTTCGCCGTCGATTGCAACAGAACCGGCGGAGAACATGGAGCTAACCAAGAACGATGTCTTTTCAGGGACATAGTTTACTTCAGTTTTTTGCGCCATTGACTCAGCGTAGCCCATTGAATCTTTGTGCCAAGCAAAACAGGTACGAGTTGAAGGCTTAGGAATACCACCTTCGTCACGATCACCCATTGTCAAAATGTTAAAGCCCATGAACGTGTTGATCTCACCTTGCACAAGAGCTTTTACCGCAGCAAAGTCTTGGCTTGTGATCTCTTGTTCACCGAGCAATGAATCGAGCTGTGTTGCGTGCATCAACAAGTAACGACCTTCAGATGGTACGTTCTTCTCGTTAAGAGCTTTTGCTGTTGCGCGTAGCTTCTCGATGTTCATGTCAGTGTTACCACCTGGGCCAACTGTTGTAGCAACAGAAGATGTGCCGGTAGCAGCATTCAAAGCATCAATCATGATCTGGTCCATGCGACGAGCGATAGACTTAGATACGACTTGAACCAGCTCAGAGCGCTCATCGAAGTTAATGTGCGATTGCTGGAAGATGTCTGAATATTCTGCCGCGATGTAATCTTCCATCGTTGCAGTTACCTGACCATAGGTCACGTTCAGTGGTGTGACATCAGTTTGTGGAACGCGAAGTGTAGCAACACCTTTCCCGATTGTGGGGAACTTTACAGTGTTTCCAGCTACTCCGCTGCGTGTCCTCATCGTGCCGCGAAGCAGCGATTCGGCTTGATACGCTTGTTTGACCTCAGAGTCGAAAAGATCAACAAACGCCGTAGTGACGTTCTGCGCCATTGCAGATACCTCCTAGTGGGTTTCAACAAAACGCTTCCGTTATCCGAGGTTCGGGCGGTCGCTTGCGCGTTATGGCCGCGCCAGCCAGTAGAATACTACATCTAACGGGCCGGTGCGCGGTTAGCCGTCAAGACCAAAATACACGCAAGCGATACTTATTGCAAGAGTTTAGGCTCTTTGCTGTGATTGGAACCATTGACGTTCCATTTTTGTGCGCCAAGCGGCATCAGTTTTCCAGCGAGGATCTGCGATTGCCGACTCAAGATCCTCCCTAGTGAAGTCTTGCTGCTCGACTACAGGCTTGATCGGAATGTTCTCATTCGTAATGGCCTGATGATATTTTAAGAACGCATTGATCGAGTCAGCATTGTTCAGAGAATATGCTATAGCTTCACGCTCAGAGTTGTTGAGAGGTGCCTTCTGCAAGATGCGCTCAGTCATTTGGATCTTCTCAGAGGCGTTAGAGCCTAACTTCTCCATCTCAGCGCGTTGATCGTATTGGATACTCTCTTGCTCATCCTTCGCCATAGATAAGACGCGACCGGCAAGATCCTCGAAGGCATCCTGGCTAATCCCGTTTTCCTTAGCCCAGTCCTGATATACGGCGACAGTCGGATCGTCAGAGTCCAAACCCTGATCCGCCAATGAAGATATATCATACTGCTCCGGTGCTTTATGTTTGCCCGACTTAAACTTCTTTTCCAGCTCCGCGTAACTTTTCGCCAGCTTTTCAACATCAGGGCCATCCTCATCCCAAAACTTTGCAGGGTAATACTCAGGGCGCTCTAGTGGCCCATCGTCATCATCAGATGACTGCATTTCCTCCTGCGGTTGTTCGTGAACCGGAATAGGTGCATCCTCTTGGGGAGCCTCCGGTTCCGATACGTTAATCATCGGTGCATCTGCATCCGCTTCTACTGCTGCCGCTTCTTCAGCCATTGTTTGACCTTCCTATTCTTTTTTCAATCATACGAACAATCTCTGCCATTCCTGTCCTAGCATAACCAAAGCTCGCATCTTCTCCAGGGTGCCAAGTCGGTTGCTCAATCGTAACGCTGCGCAAATGGCTTAGAACCTTCTGCCCCTCAGAACTTTTGAAAACCTTACCATACAGAATATCCATATCGTCGGCTCTTGGCGCTTCACTGACGGCTTGGGTTAATCCTTCCCAGCCTTCTGGTGAACTCATTGCATTGCCTCCATTGTGGCCCCACCATCAGTTGCAGCCGGTGGGCCTTGTTCTGCCATCATTGCTTGCTGCATCTGTTCCATCATCATTTGCTGCTCTTCCGGTGTGGTAAGCAGTTCTTGGTTTATGTTCATCTTGCTTGCGATGAATTGTGTTATGCGCGGGATAGACAGAGCCGCTTGACCCTGTGGGCCGAGAGCATTGGCGATCTGCATAAACTGCACAATGTCGTTTACCTCTTGTAGCTTCTGAGCCTGAGCCAGAGGCGCAACCGGAGTAACCTTAACCTCAACGCCGTTTACCTTCAGAGGTAGATCGATGAAGCCTTGCTGGTCCATGATAAACAGAATGCGCGATACAATCGGAACCATTGTCTCATCTATCAACCGGCCAAAGGCAGATCCCAGATTAGTCGCAAGCTCACGCGATCTTTCTGCAATCTCTGTTGCTGATCGAGCAGACATATTATCAGGCGGCAACGTGTCATCCATCAGGATCTTCTTCACGTTCATACGCAGATCATTCATCACGATCTGGCTGACATTAAAGTCACCGGCTCTAGGGAGGGGAGCCAGTGACGCACCCTGAGGACCACCGTTACGAGCGACACCGATGACCGAACCAGGCTGTATCTTGATATTCTGCGGGTTAAGAACGCCGTCATCTGCCGCTGTATATACACCAGCGATTGCCAAGGAAGCATTCTTGAGAACCAGCTCAACAGTTTTGTTAAGCGTTTTGATGTCAGAGATAGCTGTAACCAATGGGCCACGGCCATAGATCTCACCGGCCACCTTCATATACCGAGCAACGATAAACGGAGATGACTTCATTGTGCGATACACAAGCTCTTGCCGTTTGGCTGGCCAGATAACGTGATAGCAATAGATGCCAAGCTCGTAGTCATAGATCACCGCATCCATCAAATCGATCTCTTTGGATGGTGATTGTGCTATCGCTTCCGCTAGTTCTGTGGTTATCTCAGCATCAGGAAACTCTTGTGGTATCGTTTCAGCCTTCATGCGCAGCTTACGATAGACGTTATCGACGTTTCCGAATGTGCCTTCCTCGATAGCAACGAGATACTGAGGAATAGGCGTAAAGCGGATGGGTGTTACCTCATCACCAGGCGTCACCATCATCACGGCAGTACCTACGCAAAGATCTAGCAAGAACTCACCCATAGCCAGATCAAAGTTAGTCTGACGCATGATCTCAAACATACGGGTGGTATAAGCATCCAGAGCAGCCTGAGCCTGCGGTTGTTGCTGCTCTGGAATGCCGGTGCCTGCCTCAAGGCGACACCATTCCTTTTGCGGAGGAAACAAACCAGCTTGTATGCGATTAGCAAAGCGCTGGGTGGCATGTATGGCCGTAGAGTCAAAGACCCTAGACATCTTACCCTTGCCAGCTACACCGCCCTCATAATAGCCTGAGTACAGATTTCTCTGCGGTAGAGCGAACTCATAGCAATCCTCATAGATCGAGCGCCATTCATCCTTGCGAGCCTGAGCCTTGGCCTCACGTTCAATAATATCTCTTACATTCAGCCGAGCCATTTAATTATCCTTTTTTGTGCCGCTGGGCAAAGTTGCGAGCCGCCTCGACAGATCCAAACCCCCATGCCTTGAGAGCCAATGCCTTGCGAGTAGGCCGACCCTTCTCGTCTTTCATTGGGCCTTTCATACCGGCAAAGCGCGCAGCAAAACTAACGCGCCTTGGGTTCGTACCCTTTTTGACAGGAGCCTGTAGATTGCCACCTTCTTTTGCCTCAAAGTGCTTGCGACCAGCTTCGTTCAGACCGCCCTTGGGGTTTTGAAACTTCTTAGCAACCATGAAACCACCTTATCGACTAATGCGAATGTCAGCCGTTCCGCTGGTATGCTCGCCAGATTTAAAACCAGCACGATACAACACAACGCCAGATGGATCGAAGCCATAGGTTTCAATCGGAGAGGTGAATGTATCGACATCACGCGCAGTGTTATCGGGGTCTGATGGATCAAAGCTGCGTTGAACAGTTACAGTGCCAACGAATGTTCCGCTTACAGAGAAGTTGAAGTCTTTTGTGGAATAGATCCAATCAGTGAATTGACCATCGCCTAAACCAGTTGCCTCAACAACCCCAGTGTCCTTTGGTAAAATAGCCATTTATTTCGCCTTCTTTTTTGCTGGAGCCTTCTTTGCTGGCTTTTCAGCAGCAGCCTTTTCTTCTTTGGCTGGAGCCTTAGCAGCTTTCTTTACGTCATAAACTTTTTGAAAATCTCTAATACGTGTCATTGGCCACCACCTAACTTAGTTTGCGTACCTGGTCCTTCCTGGCGCGTTGGAGAGAACAGCAATCTCATTCCACCAGTACGGCGCAACCGGCGACGAGCCTGAGCGCCCTGCATCTCTGTGCGTTCCTGAGCTGCTGCGCGTTCCTCAGATCTTTTCTGAGCCGCCTGAGCATCTTTCTCTGCCTGAGTAGGGCCGCGGCGACCGCCGCCTAATAATCCCGCCATGTTAAAACCTCGTCATCATGTAGTAGTCAGCCCCCTCTGGGCCAAACTTTCTCATAACACTTTCTACCTCAAAACGTAGTGCTTTGGCAAACTTAAATGCGGTATCATTTTCCACTTTTACGCAGATTTGTAGCCTTCTGACCCCATAATCTTGCAAAGCGGTATCGGTTACGGCCCTTGCGCCACGCACAAGTGATATCGCATGACTGCCAATGTCCTCGCTGGGAACAAGCCACATCTCTGCCAAGCCATGCCAGATGTGTCGAATGCCAAAAACTATGACAACCTTACCCCTGCCAATCCCCGCCCAGCTCCATCCGTCCTCAGAGTTATCCCAAATATAATCTATGTAGTTGGGAATATATTCCATGTATTCTTTGTTATCATCGGACAGGCGCATCCTGGCGACATGCTCATAGCGCAGAGGAACAAGCTGCTCGTCGGAACTCATGCGGAACTCTGGAAGCTGCACTAATCCCATCAGAAGATCTCGAAGTCTGTTGTTGCGTTGAATGTCTGGCCACCGCCAAAGCTGCTGCCGTATGTACCGCGCCGCAATCGACGTTGCTCGCCGCCACCCAGCATCAGATACCCAAACGCATCCCCGCAGTGAGAATGCTCATTCTTTACCGGCATATCCTTAAACCGCTCTTGCCCAGCGCCGAGAGATTGACGCTTAAAGAAGTAACCACCGGCCAAAGACTTGCGAACCCGCAAGCATTTCTTGTTTATCATTAGCCCAGGCTTGCCACCCACCAGCCTATTCATAGGCGCAGCAGCAGCCTCACGGCGCACGTTGAAGGCGTTACTGTCAGTCGGAGATGCTTTGAAACCAATCGAGCGTAAGTGATCGAAGGCAGTGACCTCATAGATCTCATCGCGCTTGTTACCGGCGGGATCGCCCCATATCACCACATCAGCCTTATTGAAGCTCGCAGCGATCTTAGCCAGTAGCTCTTGCCCAAACCTCTCAAGACCCATGTCAAACGTCACAAGTTCATCGAGAACCTTCCACGCACCACCAGATGTACGCTGCCCAAAGATAGCGGCTGGCGTCAAACCAAAGTCAACGCCGATCTGCAAGGGATATTGCGGATCATATGTAACATCACCTGACATCATATCATCGTCATACTCAGGCCAAACCGGACGGCCCTCTTGCACAAACGTGTACTTGCCTTCAGCGTAGCACCTGATCCAGTCAGCGTTCTTACCGCCGAGAAGCTGCTCATAGTACCCGCTAGGCAAATGCGTTTTGTTTTCAGCAGATGGATTAACCATCCACCACTTGCCACCAGAGAACACAAAGCCATTGGCTTCTGGGTTTTCGGGCAGATCCTTAGCCGCTACTTCCAGCACACCACCAGGTTGCCGGTAGAACTTCCACGGAAACCGACCGCCGATAGGGTTCTTCTCTGCCAGCTCATGCCACCAATGATCCGCGTCAGGCGGGTTGGTGTCCATGATAATGCCATACCAAGACGCGCCACCATCAGATTGCGTAGGATAACGGCCAACACGGTGCGTCAGCCCGTCGATCACAGCCTTTGGTAATTCACGGGCCTCGTTTACCCATGCCCCTGTTAGCTCCAGAGACAACAGCTTACGAACATCTTGCGGCGTAGAAAGAGCCATGAAGATAACTTCGCAGTCTATACCAGGCGCACCTTCCCTCGAAGGCAGCTTCAGATGATGCGTGATAGGCGGTTGCCAGCGCATCGGCCCCCATACATCCTCTGGGAACAGCTCTTGCCATGTCTTGATCGTTGTTGTTCTTAGCTCTGGATAGGTATTGCGCACGATCACAAACCGAGAATACCGAATGCCATCACGCGGCGAGGGCTTTTGCTGAACAGCCTTGAGCATTATCTCAGCAGCGCAGCCGTATGACTTACCAGATCCAACCGGCCCCATCAGGCCGCGAACAAAAGATTTATCGTGTAGAAACTTCCAAACCGTTGCAGACTTGGAAAAATCCAAGTTCATGCTGGGAAGATCAGTCATATTCAGCGTCCAATCCCTTACGAGCTATCATTGCATACCACTCAACACCCTCGCTCACCAAAGCAACTCGCTCGATCTCTTCCAAGCAAGCTTCTAAATCCTGAATGCGATTTTTTAAACTTTTATGCACAGGTTGTCGCTTATAGGTCTTGGTTCTTGTTTTTGCGTGAAATGCCCATTTGCACTCAGGGCAACAAAATACTTGATCTATTCGTCGCGGAGAAAACATTATAGCACAGCTCCTTGTTTCATCCGCGCCCCCTCTGGCCCCAAAATTTTCATAATAGTTACAAGCCCTGAGTAGATCATTCTTAATCTCTGTCGTCATCATCTGCCTCATACGTTGTGGTAATGTCTGGCCCCTTCATGTTGATCCCAACAATCGAAGGCTTGTCCACGTTCTTCTCTACATCGAGCAAGCCACTAGCCTTAGCTAAGACGCGCAGAACACTTACCTTATCAAACATCTCAATCGTCGTACCATGCTGGCCAACAGTCACCTTCTTGATCGAAGCCAGAGCCTCATCAGGAATATCCTCTAGCGGCTTTACAGCACCAGTATGCAGATCAATGATGTCAGTAATACGAGCCGTACCCATAGCTATCAACTCAGTAGCCACAGCCTCTTTGTTCTGAGCCAATGTCTCCGAGCGGCCAATTCGACGCTGCAACAAACGCGCACCGCCAAACCGACCAACCGGCGGGATAGGCTTTATCTTATCCTCTTTTTTGCGTGACATCAGAACGGAATACTATCACCGCCCGTATCAGTATCGGCGCGGGAAGGTTGCTGAGAACGTGAGCCATCATCTTCAAACAGCTTCAGCCAGACCTCACCTTCCTTATTCGGAAGCGGCAATCCCTCCAGCTTAATGCTGATGCCCTTGTCATTCTGAAAAGCAATGCCATGACGCAACCAAACCGGCTTATCCCGACCTGGTACTTCCTTGGCTTGCACAACACTAAAACGCTTAGACATTATTTCCTCCTATACAGCGTTGCAAGTTCAATAACGATATTACAAAGAAAGCAATACCACAA